AAAGTAAGGAAACAGCAAGCTTCATGTGTGATAAATCTTGTTATTGATTATGTAAACAATCCAGACAAATATGACATCTCTAATTTACAATACATCAAGTTAATTAAAGGAGAATAAAATATAGGCTGCCTCAAAATAGAATCTAGGACAGCCTATTATATACAATCAGCTTACAAATGCTATAATGTGCTTTGTGAGAAATCTAAATCATAATGTATGTTACCTTCTTTTTCTTTAAAAAAATTACCAATACAAATAAGTTCAGGAAAATCTGAAGTCCAAAAAGATACAGATTTTGTCGGTTCAGAAGAAAAATCCATTGTTAACAATAAAGATTTAGCCTTTTCTTCGCATAACTTTTTTAGCACTTCGAAACTATCGGTCGTTTTTCCAATGCAAATTTGTTGATTTGAATTATTCATATTACGCTTGTTTTTATATTTGTTGAATGTATTATCTGTTTGTTTTTTCTCTTCCAAAGTTACATCAATTCCTACAATCTCACAGTATTTAAGGAAGTTTTTCAAGTTGACATTCTTCCCACTTTCAATGGCATTGACAGTTCCAAAGTTCATACCCTGTTTCCAGATATTATATTGGGACAGCCCCTTTTCTTCGCGAATCTTACGCACTTGTTTCGATAATTCTTCTATTGTCATACTCCTATTAATTCCTTCTTTATCGCCTCTAAAAATGCGATAGATGTTAATACCGTATTCCTATAATTGTAATCACTACCGGCTGCAATCGCATTCTTACGACCGTCTAAAATCAGCGTATCAATGAACAACACCATTTGCCGAACCGTAATATTGCCGATGTCTGCCGAGAATGTCGATAGCGATGTATAATACTTCATAGCCTGTTTTAAAAGGCCCCGTATTTTAGTCTTATCAGGATTTTTACCGGTAATACGCTTAATGCTGATCTTTGCGGAGATATTAGACCCTGACAATCCGGGCTCTATACGGTAATCCTCTCCGACTTCCTCGATAAAGCCGTCGATATACTCGACTTTGGCGATGAATCCATTGTCTATGTCCGAGCAGTATATGAAGTCGACTTCTCCGAACTTGTGCGCCCGGTTATGGTCTACAATGAATAGTGGAAACTCTCTCTTCATAATTTTATAGAATGGTTACAAATTCTTCTCCGATATTGAAATTACGGTTATACTTCCATGTGCTATTGTCATTTTTCCTTTTTGCTAATTGAATTTCAACCGTCATATCGTTGTTTATTAGAAATGTTGCCGACCATTGTGATTGGGTAGACGGATAATCGTAACCCAATATTCGCTTGTATTCGTCCTCCGTAATTTCGCTTTCAAACCAGACTGTTTTGCCAGATTCAGAAGATATACGATTTAACGACAATAAAACACCTTTAATCTCAATATTCAGCCCGTCAGGATTTTCTTCTATCACACGCCGTGCTATTTCTGTGCGTTCTTCTTTGTTTGTTCCTGCAAACCCGTTATGAGAGGTAGATTTATTGGCATTGTCATACTTGGCATTCGTTTCGTCGATTATCACATCTTTACGGCCACTGATTAAGTCCTTAATTTGAGTTTTCATATCGTTTTTTTAATTGGTTACTGTTTGTTTTTGATTACATGGTAAAGATACTCCATTTTATTGTATATGCAAAATATTGAAGTATAAATGTTTTATGATTTATCAATATTTAACAAAACACGAATGATGTGGAAAATTTTCCACAAAAATGAATGGCATAGAATTAAACACGAATGCCGGAGCTTCCCACCCCGGCATTTCCCTGTTCATCATTTGCATTTCCGAATATTCCTTTGAAATTTTCGCCTCATTCTCCTGTTCAAGAGACCGTTATCGGCAAACCGATTCAAGGTATCCTTCTCTTCCGGCGAAAGCAGGTTATAAACCTCCTTCCTCGACTTGCCGGAACAGATGGCTTGTATGATTTTAGCTATCTCCATGTACTTCCCGAATTAATTTCTTTCTGCAACACTCACATAGGAACTTCTTCGCCACGGGGAACATCTTCTGCCCGATATATCCCCGAAGGTACTGTTCTTCCTCCCCATAAGGGTCAACACCGAACGTCCGGGATATATGCCTGCACAAATGCCCCTTTTCATGGTCCCAAGAGTTTTGGAACTGTTCGGGACTCGTCGTCATGGCAATTACCATCACCGTCCGTCGATGCTCGAAATTGGAATAGGTAAGTCCTGTATTCAAGTTACCGGACGACAAACTTCTGAAAGCATTTTCCAGATTACTCCCCGTACAACCGATCCGTTCCAGCTCCCGGAGTATGGTGTTTGTCCAGTAGGTGGTAACGGCGTAAAAAACCCTTACGTGCCAGTCGTATTTCGCTATGTAGAAATCCTGAACAATCATGTTTTAAATCGTGTCTTTTTGTTCTTTATATCTAAATCCATATTTACCTTTCGGGTTTTTAGTTTTAGTAGCTCTTGCTATATGCGACCTTGAAACACCTGTAAAACGGCTTGCTTCTGACACAGAACCAAATTCATTTATAAAATTCCATTGATTATCATAAACCAAAACTTTCCTTGCATTGGAAGTAACAGGCAATTCTCTGATATTAACTTTATCCTTATCATATCCCCAAAAATAACCTCCAGCTGTATTTAATTTTCCATTACATACATCTATTATACTGCTATGATCTATTCCAGTTTTCCTTGACGCTTCCGCCCCAGAATAATACTTAGCGATAAAATTACCTTGCTTGTCAAATTGGTAGACAGTTTTAGGAGCTCTTTTCTTATTGTTTTTCTTTCTTGTTTCTAAGGCTTTTCTAATCGCATCCTTTGAATAAGTGTTTTGCTTACATCGAGAATACGTTATATTATTTAGAGCATTTTCTTTATATGTTACCCATCTTAAATTTTCAACACTATTATCGTTCCTTATAGTATTAATATGGTCAATGCAAGGCTTATTTTCAGGATTAGGAATAAATGCTTCTGCTACTAACCGATGCACTCTTTTCGGATATGTTTTACCATTCATATATAAGTTTACAAAAGAATATCCATGAGTACCATCAGAAACAACGGCAGACATAAGGTGAGATTTTCTTTTTTCAAAGCAATTCCCTCTTTTAACGATCCTGTCAACAGACCTTACATTCCCCATATTAGATACTTCATAAAGTCCTTCGAATCCACTAATTGGTTTCCAAATTTCTTTCATATAGCACAAATTTCAGTTTATGCAAATATATGAATTATATTAATTCAGACCAAATAATCGGAGTACCCGAACCTATACAGTCAGCATAGAAACGTGTAAAGGGCAACCCGTCGTAACCGTCAGGGTCGTCGATATAGTCCTTTACAAAAAGAGCCAAATGGGTATCGTCGGGAATCGATGATTTCAAATAGTCGGCCTTACCCATATTGGCGACAAATACATGGTCGTACCCTTTGGCCTTTTCCAACTTCACGCCCGCCTGTGTCAAGATGACCTCTACATCTTCTTTCGAAAGGGCTTTTATCTCCTCCTTCTTTCCGGTGTCCTTGTTTTCGGCCTTCATTCTGGAAACCGCCCACTCGCACATGTTCTTGGAGAAGTGCCAGCCGTATCGGGAAAGGTACTCCGTCATGCCGGAGGGGAAAATATCATAAATGTCTAATCGTTGGTTCATAACACTGCTTTTTTATGTTTTTGAAAAGAGAGGGGATTTCTCCCCTCCCGATTAATAGAACTCGCCGTTGGCACGTCTGCGTCTGCGTTCCCCCATTTCGTCATAGTACGAAGGAGGATAACCGGGAGCATAACGGTTGTTCATTCCACTGGAAGAACCTCCGCCATAATTCCCGCCGCCGTAACTGCCGCCATTATTGCCACGGAAGCCCATATCGCCGCCCTGCATTTCCCGCATGGCAGCTTCATAGCCTTTCTTGTAGCCGTGCTCGCAACCTTCCTTGTAGGCCATTTCGAGCTCTCTACCGCCGCGTTCATTGAATCCTTCATATCCACGGCCTTCTTCTAATATTGACCACATTCCCATATTACTTTTTGTTTTTAGTTTCAGCAACACCGAGCTGTTCCATCAGTTTTTTGTTCATGGCCATTAGGTCGGCCATGCTTCTGCTCATTTCGGACATCTGCCCTTTGAGGGTGGCAATCTCCTGCTCCTGCCTTTGCTTTTCCGCAAATTCGGGATTCAAAATTGTCAATATCTTGTCGCACCCGGCAATCACGTTCTCGTGGTAATTACGCCGGTTCAGTTCGTCCAAGCTCTTTTGCCGGATAGCCGACACTTCCGAGTTCATGGCCTCTCTGGAACAAGATATAACGATGTTGCCGTTTTGCCCGAAGTCAGCGATGTCCGCCCCTGCCGGCAAGTTCTGGAACGTCGTGTTCTGCCCGTTCACGTAGACCACCACGTCCACCACCATTTCCATCTGAGGTATCTGACCGATAGGTGTCGGCATGGGGTACTTGGGCTTCGCAGCCGAAACGCTGACGACGGAGCCTATATCCACTAAGGGATTTTCGTCCTTATGAAGGATAAATAACTGGTTGTTTGCTCGAAGATTCTGAAACATAGTTTTTTTGATTTAATGGGACTGCCCGATAAAAGGCAGCCCCGTGTTAATTATTTGCTTTTGGCAGCGACGTTGGTTGCCGCCGTCGCCGTAGTAGGTCTGTACCCACCGTTGACAAGGTACACTTCGTTGGTGTACTTGTTGTAATGGATTTCATAGATCCCCGTACCGGCGATATTCTCTACCGTCACCGGCTCGTTGTTGTAAGCCAGCAGAGGTCTCGTGTCCCCATTCGTCCCGATGAGAATGGGAAGCGTTGCGGTCGTTCCGGCGGGTATCGCCTGACGGAGATTGATATAGAATCCCCCCACATAGTCCCTGTTACGGAACGCATGGTTTGGAAGTTCCAAAGTCACGTTCTCCGTGCCGACCGTCACCGCCACCGTAGGAAGAGTGTTGTAATTCACTCTGCCCAGCGTCGGGAACGGAAAGGGAAACCTTGTAAAAAAGTTAGGCCACATATATACCTCCTTTCTTACTGGAATTAACCCCAGTAGTTGTTGCAACCGCATCCGTAACCGCTGCGCCCGTATGCGACATCGCCCGCATAAGCACCATAAGCGGCAGCCCGATACAAGTCCGTGTTTACAGCCTGAATGTTCGGATATACCACGGGAACGGTATTGGGTAATTTACACTTGATGCCGTCCACATCGCTTTGGAGAGCCTGCAAACCGGCAGCGAGGGGAGCAATCTGTTGCCCTACCGCGTTGAGAATGGTCGCATTCTGGTTCCGTTGGGAGATTTCAGCCGCCAAAGTAGCCTTCTCTGCCGTCAAAGCGGTGATCTTGTCCTGTAAAGCCTGAGTTTGGATAGAATCCAGCTTCGCCAAAATGGCACGAGTGTTCTCATTGCCGCTGTCCACGAGGGAGTGGGTTTGTTCCGAGGTGGCGATACGGGTTTCATATCCTTGTCTCTCGATTGCGTTTTGCGTCTTGCAGCAGCAATCGGCGATTTGAGTAGCCAGCGTACAATTACTCGATTGAATGCTGTTGATGATCTGTTGTGCGGACATGCCCACTTGGTTGCCGACACCCTGAATCAAGCCCTGAATGTTGCACAAGGCGGATTGTAACTGTTGGGTAGAGCAGTTCAAGGACGAAGCGAGTTGGTTGATGGCATTACCGTTCCCTTGAATGGCCGACATCAGGTATTCACGTCCGACATCGCCGTTCAACTCGGCAGGAAGCCCGCCCCGGTTGCCAAAACCTCCGAATCCGTTACCGCCCCAGCAGAACCACAGCAGGATAATCCAAATCCACCACATGCCTCCGCCCCAAGCGTCCTGATTGTTCCTTCCCTGATTGAGAAGTGCCAAGAGTCCGGGATCGACCCCTTTACCACCCATCAGGTTGGGCAATAAAGCCATGATGTCGAACTTGCTTCCGCCACCATTGGGCTCTTGATTGAAAACATACGTTCTTTCCATATAGATATAATTGATGGTTACGGCCAATATCGGCCGCATACAAACGTATGGCTATTGCCGTTGCTATCCTCGGATTTCGGTGGCTATCCTGTTGCTGACCCGTTGATTTGTCGTTGTCAGAATAAAACTTCCCGAACACCGCTGTTTCAGGCTGTTTTTCAATTTGTTCACTCCCTGTCGGGTCATGGAAAGATAAGCGGCGGTGTTCTCCTCGGAGAAGCCGAGCGATACCAACGCACAGATGAGCAGGCAACGTGCGTCGACCGCATTTTTGTTCGCCCCGTTGATCAATTCGCCGTAACACAGCTCACATTCCTCGCAAACGATTTGCAAAACGTGTTCAAAGATTTCATTAGTTTTCATATCTCTTGCCTTTTTAAATATTTGTTAAATTATAGATTGTTGACACAATAAAAAACATCACGTTCCTGTTTAAAGGCTGTGAAAGCCTCGTAACATTCCCCGTGATGTTGTCTCTTGTTAGTTTTGGAAGAGCAGCAAGAGATTGAGGCTTTCCTTTATACTCCGAAGCCTCGGAAGGAGTAGTAAATCAAATTATATCAAGAAACCCAGTCCTTTCAATTTTGTTATCCATTTCATGATGTAAGGGACAAGCAGCAAGACAATGCCACCGAGAGCCCACCAGCACCATCGGGGAGTCTTGTACTTTACTACCTCGACGGGGTAGGGTACTTGTATGCTGTCCGTCTTGGATATATACAGCGTATCGATTCTGTCCTTGAACCTGTATATGTACTTGTATTGGAACTCCCGTATCGTGTCTCCCGATTTCTCGATGAAAACACTGTCCCGCATGTATATGGAATCGAGCTGCACCCGATTCATATACACCGTGTCGCTCTTTGTCGTCTCCACCGGAACATACACATGTCTGGTACAACTCGTCGCAGCCAAGCCGGCCAAAAACAACAATAGGAATACGGTATGTCTCATAAGCTCAGTATTTGTTTCCGGTTCTTCGATGACGACACATAAGACACGTGCACCCAACTGTAATTGCTCTCATTTATCAACTGGTCGAAGGGAAGGTTATCCCGTATAAGTTCGAACAGCTTCTTATTCTCCTCTCTGCTTCCTCCCGTGATGTCCGCCGCCTCGCCCCTCATGTGCTGGCTGTTTTTCGCACCACCCACGGCGGCATTGAGTTTGGGACAACGATAGCCCGAATTGACGGTTATCGGCTTTCCGTACATCTCCCGCAAAGGGTCTAAAACATGGGTGACAAGGTTCGACAACTGGGCCGACGCTTCGGGAGTAGGGGTATTGTCTATACCCAGTTTATCGGCCGTCAAGCTCTTTGTGAGTTCTTTCATCGTGAAGTATTTCATATCCATTCTTCATTTTTGGCGACAAAAAAAGCGGTGACTTTTTTAGAATCACCGCTTGAAGCAAATTGAAATACAATCTTTAATCGTCTTTATTTTTGTGTGCCGAGAAATTTATTGTCGGCAAAATAATCGGTTTTAATCCCGATAAAGCAGTCAATGCCGAAACATAGGCTCTCACATGGGGGAAAAGAATCGCAGGGGCGTTTATCATGAAGAAATTATTCTTCGCTTGATTATCCAAATCAGAATCAAATTCAAAGAATCCAGCAATTTCAACCGATATATTGACTGCATTGTTAGCATCTTTTATATTAACCATAAGGCCAAGACGGAATATTCGTTTCTCCTCGTTGATACCATTCTGCCTTCCCACCTCGATAGAATAGTCAATATCACCTTCTTTTATATTATTTGTATCAATATCAAAATGGGAATGTTCGACTTTAAAATCTAATAATCTGAATTTCGCTTTCTTTTCTTCCATGATTATGCTATGCTGCTATGTTATATGAATCATTTATATATGAATACTCTTGATTTGTATTGATATTTTCTTTACGGCTAAGTTTAAACCTTATAGAAAAAAACGGGTTAAAAGAGCTATATTTCCCATAGTCAACAGGAAGTGACTTTTCAAATAGGATATTATCCATATTATTCATTTTTTTTACACCTGTGACCAATAAATCTTCTTCCGGGAATGAATTTTGAAATTCTTTCCATAGCATATACTCCATTTCCAAATATTCCTCGTCATTCAGTCTTATGCTTTCAGGTGAAATCTCCACGATATGGAAATCAGTAGGTCTGTCATAAGCATACTTAATCCCTATTCCCGGTATTTTCGAGGAAATCGATTTAAGTTTGGAGATAATAAAATCCGTTGCATTCATAACTCACAATATTTAGAAATTAACAACCTTATGATACCATTTGATGATTCAAGTGCCTCTTTCGCTTCTTCCTTATCAATAAAATCAGTAGAATAATCAGCTTTGTTTCGCAAGTATTTTATTGTTTTGTAATGCCTGTTATAATCAATCATGTAAAATCTATTTTTCTTCTCAAGATTATTGCTCATAACAGTAGAAACATATTGATGAGATCCTTGACCTTTTGAATTATTATCTTGCTCTTTATACCCAACATCACAGAAATTAGCCAAAACATATTTCGACATTTGGAATGCTGCATAATAAGAACAATGTACAGAAGCCGTAAATAAGCTTTTATCTATTAACAAATTTGCGGCATGAATGTTCTCCTCAGATTTTGCTTTAAGATTTGGCATAATTGGGGATAATCTGAAATTAAAATCAAATAATCCGAATAAAATTTGTAGCACAAATATACAACAAAGATTATTTAGAAGCAAAAACGATTCAATTTTTACTGTATATTTAACATTAAAACGGTGATTCCAAGAAGTCAAAGAACGCTTTCCCGTCGCCGGGTTATAAAAATTCTTTTTTTTCGTCAGGCAATCCAAACCTCGATTTGAATCACCAGCCCGCCCAGTATGGTCGCCAGCAAGTCGGCATACGACCAAGCCCCCGGCTTCCTCCACTCGTCGACAGCCTCCTTGATACAGCCCGCTATGGCAGAGAACAGCACACAATATTCCGCCGTCGCACCTATCACGATGGCGAAGAAAGAGGCGATGACACCTCCTGCGATAAAATGCAGCAGCTTGTCGTGGGGAATAGACAATAACAACCCTTTGATTCTTTCCAAAATTTTCTTCATATTATTCGTTATTTAATCGGTGATAAAAATCGAGCTTTATACGGTCATATACAGAAACTACATTCGTATATGCCCGCCCGTTATTCACATTCCCAGAATACACCTCGCTTGTAACTACCTCTGCCACCCATTCTATCCATTCGGGATTGGTATAACATGAAAGACGTTTACCACGATAGGTAAAGTAATCGAAACGGCTGTTCCTGTCCTCGTACTGGTTCGTCAACAAAGTATGTATCTTACCGGAGGTTTTCTCCTTGTCAGCGATATGGTTCTCGTCCCTGACCTTCTTGATGATTCTGCAAACCCTTTCGACGGCCAAATCGAAATACACGTTCGATATGTTCTTTATCCGAAGCTGCGTTTCCGGTCTAAGACCTTCCGATATGTCGGATAACATGTTATTCTGGTCGTTCGTTTTTTCAATAAGCTCTTTCAGGGATTCTCCGTAATCCTCCATGCTCTTGGTGATAATCGATTTGAACCACTTGAAGCAGGCCACCATCATCATTGCAGCCAACACCAAGAAGAATGCTGCGGTCATCACCAAGAACCCCTGTTCGCTTATCCCTCTGGCTACCTCCGTAGCCTCGTTTATCCCTCCCATATCAATGTTTCTGTTTTTCGATTAACAATATAGCTTCTCCTTTGCAGGATTCCGCATAGGCGTTATAAGCCTCGAACTCCTCTGCTTTCGTATCTCTTTGCCGAAGTATCGCCAACTCCTCCGACAAGGTATATTTCCGACGGATCAATCCGTTTACCGTTTCTCCGTAGTCCATTGGTACGGGAGGTGTTTCCGTGCCGTCCTCCGTCGTTTCCGGTGCTTCCTCGTACTCATAGACTATCGCCCCGTTCCGGTAATACATCACAGGTATTTTTCCGGGTATCTCTTTGGGTGATGGGATAATACCGACATCTATCAACCCTTCTCTCTCATTGTCGGCGTATATGCCTATAATCTTCTCGTTTTTAATATCTATATACATAATTATTCAATTAAATAGGATTGATTATTTCAATCTGACGCCTTACGCCAGTTCTTGAAGTAGAAAGGTTGGAGGCGAGCGCCTCACCTTCATAATTGGGCACGAAAATATATGTCTTGTTGGTAATAGGTCTGTAAAACCCGGAATTAGTCACGGATAAAATATTCGTACTTGTATCGAAATTTGGGAATGCCATACTATTGCCGTAAAATTCGGTGGTGTATGGGAAATTTTGATACGAGCTTCTTCCTCCGATGTTCTCGGCAGAGAATACATTATTTCCCTTATTCGTCAGAGTAGTTACATACCTATTTTTATTTATTGTAAAATTAAAATATCCTGTTTTTAAGTCTATGTTGTAAATAGAGTTATTTTCTGAACCTACAATCTGTGCTGAATTTGAGAAGGTCAAATTTATAGAATATAAATTATTATCTTCATCTACAATTTTGATGTTGTTTCTGGAAGAAACCCAAACAAGGCTATATTTCACACTGCCGTCCGGTAGGGTAATCCATCTGTTCCCAAATACAAAATAGTAACTTATGGCGGAGTCTATGGAATCGACAATTTCTACCGATTTATCTTCCATTGAACATCGGAGTATCTGTTTATTAACCTTATCGGCCCCATATATATAATCCTTTGTAATTAAGACTTCTTTGTTCTTGAATGTTTGGTATGAATACTTAACAGGAATAGGTATCAGCTCTTCTGAAATGAAAGCTCCATCTTCCTCGTTCAGTTTTATAAGCCAAATACCTGAGTTTTGGTCATTCCATTTCGTACATATGATATATACGGTATCATCGATTACCCTCAATTGCTCGGCCGCTTCGTGCCATCGTGTTCCATAACCCTCCAATTTGACGTCCCAAAACACCTCGTAAGAGTCCAAAGAAAACTTCAAGCACCTGCCCATCGTAAGCAGGTAACAAGTTTTGTCGTTTTTTATCTCTTTGAATCCTATATACCTTAAATCTGTGGCTTCAAGAAAAGCATGGGAAATGTAAAAACCATTCTCTTTGTATGCGATACTTTCTGCCGCTTGGTTTGCCTTTTCAGCCGCTTGATTGGCAACTTTCGCCGCCTCTGTCGCAGGACGTTGAAGATCGGCGATTTGCTCCGGCGTAAAATCGTCGTAGGTAAAAGGGTCTCCCTTGTCACCTTTTTCACCGGGCAAGGCAACCATTTCCTCCACCACAACGGCATCAGGCACTACCACCTGCTCATGAACGATTATGCAATCACTATCTGCCATATCACTTGATGATTATATTGGTTTTGTAAACATCGCCATAGTCCCATTTGCCGTCATCGAAATCGGCATCCTCTATCCAGTAGTGCCTCTCGACCGTGAGCAAGCCATAGCGGAAAGTCCCGGAATTGAATATGCCGTACAGCACGCCGTCACGGAACACACAGTTTTTACGTGTCTTCCCGTCGTAGCTCACTTCGCAACAACAACCGGCCTCGTCCTTGTAGATGAACTTAAACTTCTTCGTCTCGGCATCGATGGGCTGCTTGTTTCTGTCCTCAAAGCCAATGGTAAACTTAATATCCTCCCACGAGTACTTCACTATGGGATCTTTGTCACTCAGAGCTGCCATCGGATAATGCGTTGAACATTTTTTCCACCAGAGCTTTCGTTTCCTCGACCGTGGAGGTCATGGAATAGACATTCATGTTAAAACTGCCTTGCCCGACAGTGACATGGCCTTTTTCCACTCCATTCTCCACAATTCGGTAATTGACTGCTTGAAGGTTATCTACTGTTTCCTGTCCGTCGAATTGACGGCTGATGTTCTCGCTGATTTTTACTAACTCAATCATAATGTTTTGTATTTATGGTTAACTGATAATCCCGCTGTCGGGAATGTCAAATGTCACGTTTTTGGACAGGGAGTCGAGTTGGACGCCGGCCTCTCCCGACGAGGAGACCCCATACACGGAACAGGTCAAGTAATAGGTATGGGTTCCCGGTGGAAGGTCCGGATGTGTCGTCCCCAAAGGGATATTCAAAATGAGAATCCCAGTTCCCTTGTATTCGTAATCATAGATTGCGAGGAATCCTGATCCCGAAATGCGGAAGGTGTATTTCTCACCCACCGGAGGATTTCCGTTCGGAAAACTGATACGCACCTGAAAGTAACTCGAAAGGAAAGTGAAATCCACGATTTTAATCGGGGTATATGTGCTGTTTATCTCGGCTGTCATGGCTATCGATGTGGGTATGGGGAAATAATCCGCCACGGTAATCTGTTTGTCGACCCCTGTCCAGTATTCGAACGTCTTCTTATCGATAAGGAACAATGTCACCTTCAAATTCGCCCCTATCGAATCCTCCCCCGGAAATGTGTCGCTCTGTCCGACAGGAAGTATCGGCGGAGTAGTACCGTCACTGAAAAACTTCACCTTGAAAGCGGAGTACCACACATTGCCCACCCGTAAGGTGGTTACAGTATTTGTCGAGGTATTTGTCAGCAATCGGGCAAAACTGCTTCCATTTCCATCGGTTGCCAAAATAGCCGGATAATAATCGCCGATACTCTTGTCAGAGGCCAGCGACAGCCATGATTCGACGGGTACGCCGGTAGGATTCACAGAAGTATCATAATAATTAATATTGACAAAAAGATACGGCACGTCCGCACTGATTTCGTCGATCCGGCTTCCCGTTAAATTAGGTTCCGCATTGTGGTCGTAGCCGTCGAAGTCACTGAGGCGACAAAAATCTGTACCCGGGTGTGGATAGGCGACATATTCGAAAGAGGTATCATGTATAGCGACGATATTCGTGCCGTGCGGTATCGTGGCTTTCAGCCCATAGCGTATGCCCTGATTTTTGTCGGTGTCGCTCCCTTCCCATTGATCGACGTATGTAGTGACCCCGCCGGATTGCTGAGGATAGTTGTCGGATAGCGGTGCAGCCTGCGGATAGCGCACGGGTTTATGACGACTCCATTTGTTGATACGTCCCGGACGGCCACCCTGCAACAGGGGACGTTCGAGGGCAACGATGTCGGCCACGTCCCATACCCCGTTTGAAGGATAAATCCCCAGCAGATTATACGGGTCGGTTATCGCTATCGGGGCTGCTATCTTGTTTTTATCGATGGCCATAGGCTCACTTTCCTCCTTTCCCTTTTAATTCGGACAATTCCTTTTTCAATCGTTCTATATCTTCCATAAGGGCTTTAACCAGACGGGCGGTCTCCTGCGTTGCCCCGGCTATGGTGTTGATATAGTCGGGCGACAGGTAGTTCAGAGCCCCGTAACCGTCCCCCGTTTCGTAGGCCATCGATGGCAATACCTCTTTCACCTTTTGGTACAACAGCCCCGTATGGGCTTCCCCGTCCACACCGCCCTTGTTACGCTTCCGTGCTTTTTCGGTGTATCGGAAATCGCATACCCTGCCCATCGCCAAGAGGCGGTCGGTATAACTTCGGGTATAGTCGAAATCTCGCTTCAAACGCATGTCCGAAGTCGTTAGAGCGGTGACCGAGCCTTGTGCCGAGATATTGCCTTGCGACGATATATCCCCTCCGGCCGTGATGTTACCGTCCGATGTGACACTCTCCTCTGACCTTATGTTATTCGTCGCCACAATCCTTCCGGCGGAGATGGAGACAGACTTACTCCCGGTCGAAAGGTTTATACCCTTAGCCCTGATTACATTCGCTCCATCGATGTCTCCCTCCATCGTTATATCCCGGACTCCCGACAGACTTCCGGACACATCGTTCGATCCGTCAAACGGATTTCCCCAAATCGTCCGGATATTTTTAAGCCTGTCGGCGGCGATGGAATCGTTATCCGTCAAGGCGACAGACGGGGTCACCACGGTCAGC